TATAAGGGTTTACCCTTAAGGGTTTAAAGTTAGCAAACATAGGGTTTGTACTTATAGTTTTGTTGTTGTTTGTTGCTATTATTACTTTACTGGCCTAGCAGAACTAGGAACTACTAAGGGCGTCAATATGAAATACCAAAAGTCAATCAACATCTGGAATGTTGTTCCTGCTTCCCGCATTAAAGACATTCAACCAGGACAGTGGGTCTATGCTGGAAATAGGGAAAACAAGGGCGTGTTTTTAGGTGTTCGTGATAACGGCGTGGTGGTTTGCGCTTGGTATCACAACGCTAAAAATTCTAATGATTTTAGGGGTTACGTTAAAACCCTTCGTCAATATGCTACACGCTAAAAAGGGGCAAACCATGAAAAACTATCCAAACATTGAAAAATCCGCTTTTCGTAAAGGTGAATACGTTGGCTATTGCGAAGGGCGTATTTATCACATCAAACGGTCTAAAAATACTTTTTGGACATGGGCAGCTTATGATTGCGAAAACAGTAGCGATCAAATTGTCTCCTTTAACCTTGCTGAAATGTCTAAAAAGCTCACAGCAAAACAAGGGGCAACAGCATGAAAAATACTCTTTTAGACTATCTTGCAGCCATTGCAATTGGCCTTTTGCTATGCATAGGGGCTTTGCATTACTTCGATGTCCTAATTAAATAATCTCTCTTTTTCTTTTCAATAGGTGTCACATGATCAAAATATCTCAAACTTCAAAATTGAATGCCCGTTCATGGTCTTTGCAAGCTCTTGATACATGCCCAGGCTCATGGGCTGCGCCTGGTGAACTAGTAGATGCATGCAAAGGATGTTACGCAACAACGGGAAACTATAACTACCCTAATGTAAAAGCCCCAAGATTGTCTAATCGGGAAGATTGGCAGCGGCTTGATTGGGTGTCTGACATGGTGGCCGAATTAGATTCGGATCGCTATTTCCGCTGGTTTGATTCGGGTGACGTTTATACCCTAGGTTTAGCCGAAAAAATCCTAGAGGTAATGATTTGCACGCCATGGGTGAACCATTGGCTGCCAACTAGAATGCACAAATTCCCCAAATTTGCCCACGTTTTCGCAAAAATGGAAACCCTGCCCAATGTAAAAGTCAGGTTTTCCAGCGATTCTATTCAGGGTGAATACATTGAAGGTTTGCATGGATCAGTTATCGGCCCTGATGCTGCCACATTTCAGGCAAGGGCTGGGGTTCAATTGTGCGAAGCATACAAACATGGCGGTAATTGCAATGGCTGCAGGGCTTGCTGGTCTAAAGATGTCCCACTGATTGCATACCCTGCGCATGGCCAAAAAATGGCACGAGTTATCAAGTTAAAGCAAATTTAAGGGGCTTAAATGATTTATGCCATTGCAGCCCTAATCCTTAGAATACTTTCAGGGAAACGATAAACCCATAACCCGCACTAAAAAGCGGGTTTTTTTACGTCTAAAATTTAAGGGGCTTCAGGCTCTTTTTTTTACGTCTATGCTACCCAACTATTAACCCATGCTAAAAAACGGCTTAAAAGGGGCTTCTATCCCCTTTGGTGGTCATTTCCTCGAACAATCTGCGCATGGTTTCATTCAATGCGGACAATTCATCCATTTTATAGACGTTCCATAGCCTGCGTTGACCATGAATCCCGTTTAATGAACCTCGATGACAATCTGCACATAATGGCATTGATGTAAACCATTGGCCTTGGTTTATTTCATGGCACTCGCTAGGTGCTGATGCTTCACAGATAATGCAAGGCATACCCTTAATTCTAGCGATGTGTAATCTCTCGCTTGCGGTGGGTTTAGCCTTGTTTTTGCTTTGCATTATTGGGTGGCCTTCATTTCCATGCGGGCACTATATTGCTCGGTTCTCCAGCACTCAATTCGTGCTTGTGCTGCGGTCATTAGCCAACGATAGCGTTCTTCCTTCTCCACGGCTTCCCTGATTCCCTCTAAGATTTCGATGTATTCAGGGTGAGCATAAGCAAAGGTTTCCTGTTTTCCAAGAACTTCTGTACCCGCTTGGCTTGCCAGTTGTGCCTTGCGTGATTTTCTGAATTCTTCTAAAAACATCCTGTCGGCCTTCGCTTTGGCATATAGCGGTGCAGTGTCAATCAGGAATTGGATTGCTTTGGTGGGTTCGTTCATACATCCTCGGTCTTGTAGTTTAGTTTATGGTGCTGAAAACGCATTGCCGCCTCACACTCCATCTCTTTAAACTGTTCATCAGAAAATAGCCCTATGACGTTTTTTCCCTCAAACCACACTTCTTTTATAGACTCGTTATAAGTGCCATCCTCGTCTGAGGAATACTCATAAACGACTGTAACGATTTCGCTACCCGCACCAATGGTGGTGTCAAATTCCCAAGTTGATTCCATGATGTAACTCCTGTTAAAAATTAAATATTACCTAATTATTTGTGTAATACCATAGGTATTTACCCTATGGTAGATACTCTTTTACGCAAATATCCACACCCGACAAGGTTGAGTAAACTCTGGTGATATGATGGTTGATGATCTGGCAGTCATCCATGTAAACAACTCCATTCATTGCGTCTTCTACGCTTTTGAGAACATTACTAGAATCTGGTTTCTTCATTGGTTGCTCTGAGCCGTTTAAACACTCTTGCACCTTTTTCTTTGAAAAGGATTTAGGGATTGGGACTCGAATGTAAAGATACAGGCTCACAGGGGTTTCCAAGGGTTCGCTACTTCCCATTGCTTCGATTGCGGCATCCTTGAGTAAAGCCTCGTAGTTCCTTGTTTTGTCAGGGGTGTAAGTCTGGACAAAGTTTCCTCGCCTAGCGTATCTTGCTCTTTGTTTGCCAACGGGGTCAGCATCCAACTTAAAAGTCACCATGAAAGTCATAAAAGTGTCCCATCTCTCATTCTGTTGATGTATTCTCGAATTCGATCTCTTGCACCAGTGCCATAGATTCGCTCGGCTCGTTCTAATCTGGCTCTGATAAGGTCACGATTCTTTCCCCACTCCCAATTCCGATACAGCTCTCTTGCTTCTGCTTGCTCAAGGATTACTCTGTCACCCGCATTGGATATGTTTTTTCTGCTGTATACCATTGGTAGATACCCTACTCATCCAAGTCGCCAGTAAGAATTAACGCTTCAGTAATGAGGCGCAAAGGAATCGGAACACCCTCTTTCACTCTGTCTAGCAGTCTCATAGCTTCAAAGTAGTTCATACAAATAAAAGTTGTTGGGTTTTTACAGTTGTTCCAGAGTCATATCTCTGTGAGTCGCCTTTGGGATACGGCATAACTTCGTATTTGAGTTTTGACCGCATGACCTTCTTGTCAGTCTTTGACCCATGAAAGATGATGTAACGATGCTTCCTAGATCGTTCGACATAGTAAAAATCATCACCATGACGCTCTTTTATCTCGGATAAGGTTAGCCCATCACCAATGGTTTTGGCGTGTTTATGCTCTTGTCCTTTGATTGTCCAATCAATTCGGTTTGCTGATAAACCCGTGTAAAGAAAATTGGTGGCTTGATAAACATAGCCCACATGACCTTTGCTCGTGTCGGCAAACGAAACCACGATCATTGGTTTTGGCAATAACTTGATTGAGTTCGCAACAAGGAATGATGCTTCGTTTTTGTGGTTGTCCAACAAACAGACTCGGTTTAGCTCTAAAACTTTATCTGAGTATTCTTTGCCACAGATTCCCATGCAAAGTGGTGGTGATGCGGGAATCCCATAAGTCACTACGCCAACCAGAATGTCATCTTTGTAAAGCCCAAACGCAAACATTATTTGTGGCATCCGCTTGGCATAGTGTTTTTCAAGCAACCAAGGCTCAACTTCAAAGTTGTTTATTGGCAACACTTTCATTCAATTTCAGGAGATTGAATTCCTGTCCATCTTTCTGTTTGTTGCTTAATCATGTCAGGCAATAAATTTAAAAGTATTTTTGTTTGCTCTGGGGTAATTAAAAACTGAGTTTGATGTCCGCATTCAAAACAATCTTGTCTAAAAACCAAATAACCAACATCTGAAATGTAAAACTCTGTTGGATAAGAATCTAAAAAGTTCATGCTTTTCTCCTGAAAGAATTAAGAATTTCTCGCTCTGCCGCTGTTGGTGGGCGTGTTGTTTTTGCATCAGCCTTGATCTTCTCAAGCGCAGGGTCAGGCTCATTTGATGGTGGAACTGTGAGCCTTATGTTGTCAGCGGGATTTCCTTTTTTCGCAACCCACTCTGCTTTAAATGCTTGCCAACCACGAACGATACATTCCTCTAAGGCTTTTTCCAATGTCCAACCCGCTAAGTTTGCTTCCTCTGAAATCTTGTCTATGGCTCTTTGGGTTATCGGGGCTTTCTTAGCTTTCCTCAAAGATTTGAATTCTTGCCAAACAGAATCAGAAACACCGATAGGTGGTGCAACGCTAGTTGTTCTTTTCTGTATCTGTTCTGTATCTGTATCTGTATCTATAGCGTTACTTGGGCGTTTCTGTAACGTTTCATCAACGTTACTTACCTGTTTCTTTTTATTACGATGCTTGGCAACCCGCATGGTGCTTGAGTCTGAGACAAATTGACGTTTATCCCAGTTAAGCAGATTCCAATGTTTATCAATGAAATTCTTGCTGATAAACAATTGCTTAGTTTCATCCAATTCATCTGTGGATAACCTAAGTTGAAACGCTATCTCTGTTTCATGTAACGTTTCAAGAACTTCGCTACATCGTAGGCACATAAGCATGACATAACGTCTTTGCATAGCCTCTGAAAGCATTTGAATTTTCGGGTCGTGTGCGAACTCTGAATAGAGCCTAAACCAAGGATTAGCCATAATGTGTACCGCTTTTTAAACCACCCTTTGAAGGAATTGCCAGCAGGAGAAGGGTTAACTCTTTTCGGTTGGGTAGCAACTCCCGACCTAGCTGGATTCCATAATATCAAACTAATTCTACTTTGTAAACTCAAATAAATTGATTATTTGTAATTTCATTTGTTGGTTTTCTGCCAAACAAACGAACAGCCTGTGCGTTCATAGAAGCATATTCAGACTTAGTAAAGATGCCTTTTGCGTTCCTGATGTCAAACGGGTTTAGCAGATCACGAGGCTCTTCAACCTTTTCAGCCTCAATCATATGTGGCTCTAGAGTGTACTGAGAAACCCAAGACCGACCCATCTTAATTTTTCCAATTTTTAGTTTCTTTTTGTAGCTCATTTTTGTGCAACAAGCTGCAATAGATAGTCTTGGTATGCCAGTTAAGTCTTCTATTTGGTAGGAAGTAAGTGGGCCGTTTTGTAGGCATCTGATAACTGCTTCTTGGGTCATAGGTTCTCCAGGTTGATTTGGCGGTTTAGATGGAGTTCTAGCGTTCTTGCAAGCAAAGCTGTTACAGCCGCAATGGAATCCTCTGGTTCGGTTGTATAAGCATCTGCCATTGTTTGAGAGTACCCAAGCAAGGCTTCAGCGCATCTTTTTTCAAGTATTTCAATGTGCATAAGAGGAAGGAAGGAGTAGAAGGGCTATT